GGCAATAACTATTCCGACAATTAAGGCTACAAAAGCCAACTAATTAAAATGGAGGAGATAAAATGAGTTATAATAATTATCAGAGACATGTCTGGGAAAAAGGCGATTTAATTAGTGCCATTAAATTGAATGAACTCGAAGGTGGTATCCTAACAGCTTCTAACGCACTTAATCTATTAGGTGAAAGTGTTACTTATGGTATAATTGATAGCGCCGAACCCCTGGGTATTGTAGATGCAAATGGCAAGAGCACATGGATGACTCATCCAGAATTAGCCTCTGGCAATGATAATAGACTTATTACTGGGCGCGCAGTTTTTAATGCTTGCGGCGTTGCAAATGGTATTGCAACACTTGATGGAAATGGGCTTGTACCAACTTCGTAGTTACCTTCTTATGTAGATGATATACTAGAAGGGTTTTATCATGATGGAAAGTTCTATAAGAATAAAACCGGTGTAGAAGGTAATTATCAGTATGAAAATGAATATTTTGGCGGAAAAACCAATCAGGCGGGCGAAGAAGATTAGACTGCTAGCGGTGAAAAAGGTAAGATTTATGTAGACCTAGATACCAAATATACATACAGATGGACTTCTGGCGCGGGATTTATTGAAATCACTAGTGATAACATTTATGCCAAAAAGACAGATACAGATTTACTTGGATATTTAAAAACAAAGGGCAACACTACATTAGAATAGAATCTAACTGTAGGAACACCAGTAACAGCCGATGGCGCATCTACTTATCCAAATGCCACTTTACTAAATACTACTCTATAGGTTCAAAGTACTTCTACTTTCAATGATGATGTAACAATTGCCACAGGAAAGAGTTTAGCAGTTGGTAAAGATGCTAATATTGGTGCTAATCTTTCTGTAACTGGTACGACCACATTAACTGGTGCAGCCACCTTAACTGGGGCTGCCACGTTAAATAGTACGCTTACTGTTAATGGCGAATCTACATTTAACAATAATGTAACTCTTGCCACTAATAAAAATCTAACTGTAGGTGGTAATACATCTATTACTGGTACTCTTGGAGTTACTGGCGCGGCTACACTAAATAGCACACTTGCAGTAAACGGTAAGTTAAGCGCAAACGATGATGTAGAAATTGCCGCCGCGAAAGACCTTAAAGTAAAGAAAGGAAGCATCATTCTTGGCGATACATCTACCGCAAATAATACAATCTATGCAATTGCTTCCGCTTCTCAGCTTGGTAGTATTAAGGTTGGCGCGGATTTAACTATTGATGCAAACGGCGTATTAAGTGGTAACTATGGAATTGCGGATAACTACAATTCTTCTTCCAACAAACTTGCTACTGTAGCAACAGTTACTAATGCTGTTAATGCCTTAGACCAGTCTAGTATTACAGGATTTGGAGCAGATAAAACTTTACAGGCACTATCTGAAGCCGATGGTATTATTAGTGCATCCTTCCAGCCTATTCAAATTGTCGAATCTCAGGTTACTAGCTTAGTAGATGACTTAGCGGCTCGCGCGCTAAAAACTATAACTATTAGCGCGGGTGAAGGACTAACAGGTGGTGGTTCTCTTGAAGCAGACCGCACAATTAGCCATAGTGTGCCAACCGGCGCGGGTACTTCGAACAGTATAGCTGCCGCCGCAAATACCTTCATCAATAGCATTACCTTCGATAAGTTTGGTCATGTTACTGCTGTTGGTACTGCAACCGAGTTTACATATACGCATCCAACTCCTTCTGGACTTGGCGGCGCGCAAACTTCTGGTCTATATAAGATTAGTACTGATGCCGATGGTCACGTAACTGGAGTTACAGCGGCAACAAAGGCCGACATTCTTGGATTACTAGGTGTATCTGAAGCAGACTTCGATGCGCTATTTGAAACAGAAAATCCATAATATAAAAACAATATAATATTATTTTAACTACTATCAATTACATAATAGAAGAGAGTTATCCTCTCTTCTATTATTTTTAAAATTAGGAGGTATGAAATATGGTAATCACCTCTAAACGTGGGCAACAAGACAATGTAACCACATATGAATTCATTTGTGATACTGACTCTGACTTAGAGACAATTGAACCGCAATATATTACTCTCGGCTCTGTTGCTATCGTATTAAAAGGAGATGCTGGGCTATCAGTATATATGGCTACCTCTGATAAAGAATGGGTATCATTATAAGGAGGAAAAGACATGGATATAATTGATATTATGATGGCGAAAGCTTTAACTCCACAAGGACAGGTAGATACATACGCGGCCAAGGCTCGCCGCGCTGCGCAAGATGCAGAAAATGCCGCTACCGTCGCGCAAACCGCAGTAGATAATATTGAAAGTATTACAGAGCAAACTGTAGCAAACAACGAATTGGCAACACAAACAATTAACGACTTGAATAATGCAATTGCAAATCTTCCTCAAGAAGCAACAGTTGATACTGGAGATATTGATGATGAAATCTCTAAACTTGCATTTGAGTTACACAGCCTTAATAAGAATGATAGTATTACCAATGGTTTAAAGATTACTTATCCTGACGACCAGACGCGCCTAGTACCAGACATTATAAAACTATATAAGTCTGAAGGCGTAAATGAAGACGGCACTATGACCCAAAAGGCCATTAAGGAATATGTTAGTTCTGTTAAACAAACACTAGATGAAAGGATTAACAACATTCCTACATCAGGCGGCGGCACGATAAGCTTTAGTTCCGATGATGCGGGTAAAATTGTAGTCATAGATGAGAATGGCCGCATCATTACTGGTACAATTGATGAAGCCGAAATTATTGAAGCTTTAATTCGTACTGGCGCTTATACTGCTAGCAATGCGGTTGGCCTTGTAGTAGACTATGAGAACAAACTAGTTGAACGTTCTCAGGAGGCCGTAAATCTAGCTATGGGCGCAGACTTCGACCACTATTTAATGTATGGCGGCCGCATGAGATGTAATGTAGCTGATGATGGTAGAATCCTTGCTTTCTATGGCGATGAGGGTTTTGCCGATGATGGTTCTAATGGTCAGGTAATGATTTATCAGCCTAGGTTCTACTATCAGCGTACACTTATTAAGGCTGATAAGAATACAGTAGGAAAAACCGTAAGAAAAGAATCTTATATAATTTCTTCTGCTCCACAGACCGGTTTTAAACTCCATCCAATTTTTATAAATGAATTAGGTGAAGAACTAGACTATGTACTAGTCCCATCTTATGATGGCTCTATTGTAGATGATAAATTAAGTTCTGTTGCAGGACAGAAACCTGTCAGCCACATCACGATTGCTCAGGCGGAAGCGCTCGCGCAGGCTCGTGGCACCGGATGGCATATCACTAATATGGCGGCCGAATCTGCGAACCAAATGCTAGCGATGATTGAGTTTGGCTCTCTAAATGGGCAGCTCTCACTTGAATCTGGTATTACCGCTTTCGCCGCGAATGGCACAGTTAACTGCTCTTCAATTACTGGTTCTACCGCTTCTTTAGGCAATGGAACAGGCGCGGCCGCAAGCACAGTAAATGAAATCAATGGTACCCGTACATCCTATAATACAGCGGGTAAACGCGCAATTAGTTATCGCGGCATGGAAAATCCGTGGGGCAACCTATGGCACTTTATTGGCGGCTTAAATATCTATGGTGATGGTACTAAGGCAGGCGGCGTTCCTTATGTTTGCAAGAACTATAACTACGACCCGGCCGCAATCACTTCCGACTATGAATCAGTTGAGTTTTCTCTTCCTTCCGTTTATGGTTGGATTTCTGCTATGGGTTATGGTAATCCAAAGTATGATTGGGTACTAATGCCAGCCGAATGTAGTACAAATGCAAATAGCGTTGCACCCGTAGGTGATAATCTATGGACAGTTGGCAACCTTAATGCAATTACAATCGCGCAAGCAGGTGGAACATGGGCCTTTGGTGATAATGCGGGTCTATTCTACTATGGGTGCGACCATACAGCCGCTGAATCTTCTCAGCACTCTTACGGCGCAAAACTAATGTATATTCCTCGAAAAGGAGCTATTTATGATGCCAACTATGAGCTTTGGCAAGCAAAAGTAGGAGGTTGATATTATGAAAAACTATGGGATTCAAAGTGGGTCAACGCGCCCACCAGAGATAGAAATGACTGATAATTCCGTATTTATCGCTTCCGATATTGTTCCTTTTGAAGAAGAAATAGATGGACATACTCTAACTGGGTATCATTACAACTATACTGAATATACAAAAAATGAATATATTCTCAAACTCCATCAGGATGTAATTGATACACAAGTTGCATTATGTGAACTATACGAAACTATTGGAGGGGAATAATATGGTTAA